GCGGCCAACGCTGGCAATCTGCGACGATCCCCAAACGCGAGAATCCGCCAAGAGTGCTGGGCAGACCGTTGACCGAGAGAATGTGATTGTGGGCGATGTGGCGTATCTGTCTGGGCCGGGGCAGGCCATTGCAGTTGTTATGCCATGCACTGTGATTCACGAAGGCGACTTAGCCGACAAGATGCTAAACCGAAATCTTCACCCAGAATGGCAAGGCGAGCGCACGGCGCTAATGACATCCTTCCCGACAAACGAAGGATTGTGGAACGAGTACAGCGACTTGCTGCGCAATAGTGGCGACGACGGCTACGCCATGAAAACGGCCACACAGTTTTATGCCGACAATCGAGAGGCAATGGATTCTGGCGCGTCAGTCTCGTGGCCGGAAAGATTCTTTCCCTATGAGTTATCTGGCGTTCAGCACGCCATGAACCTGAAGCTGCGGTGTGAGTCAGCATTCTGGGCTGAGTACCAAAACCAGCCCATGCCAGAAGTCGCCGCGATTGAACTGCTAGGGGTCGATGCTATCGCCAACAAGGTCAGCGGTTTTGGGCGTGGGCAATTTCCAACAACTTGCCGACTACTAACCGCGATGATCGATGTGCAGGGCTCGATGCTTTATTGGGTCGTGACCGCTTGGCAAGATGACTACACAGGCTACATCGTGGATTACGGCGGATTCCCAGAGCAAGGCCGAAATTATTACACGCTCGGCAATGCATCGCGGACGCTCGCAAAAGCCTACCCAAGCTGTGACCAGGAGGCGGCAATCTACAAGGGGCTGTCAGATTTACTGAAAACCATCGTAGGGCGTGACTGGCAGCGTGACGACGGTGCAACCATGAAGGTTGCGCGGTGCATGGTTGACGCCAACTGGGGCAATACTTCAACGCTGGTCAATCTGTGCTGCCGCCAGTCACCATACGCAAACGTGCTGACGCCTAGCTATGGGCGTGGCATTAAGGCGAGCCATCGACCAGTAAGCGAATGGCAGCAGTCTAAGGGGACGCGGTGCGGCCCTGAGTGGGTGCCTACAAAAGCCAAAGGGAACCAACTAATTGGCGTAATCTATGACACAAACTACTGGAAGAAACGCTGGCACGATGCGCTCGCATTGCCGCTCGGCAGTGCTGGCGGCTTGCATTTGTTCGCAGCACCAGCGGCAACGCATCGCATGTTTGCGGACCATGTGGCTAGCGAAGTTCCCAAAAAGACCGAGCACGACACGCGAGTAGTTTACGAGTGGCACCAAAAGCCGAATTCAGACAATCACCTTTTTGACTGTGCGGTAGGCAGTATGGTGGCCGCTTCGCTGTCTGGCATTACTCGCCGCGAGGATAGTCGCAAGTCCAATAAACAACGTAAGCGTTCTAGGGTTTCGTACGGAGATTGATATGGCACGACCGAAGGGAAGTAAAACGCGAGAGCATGTTGTGGCGGAAGAAATACCAGCTTCCTGTCCCGCGTGTGGCTCGGTAGATATGGCAGTCGTAAAAGGCTACAGCCCAAGGGTGGTAAGCTTTTGCGGTACGCGGCCTAATGGCGTGGCGTACTCAAGAATTGAAATCCGCATGAAGCAGTGCGCGTGCGGGCAGTTCGTTGCCGTCAAAACATTCATACCAACTAAAACTAACCGCGTTAGTTTAGGGGACAAACTTCACGCGGAATGATTTGTAAACTTTGTTAAAATATCCCACGAGGCTTGTTTCTCCAGAGTCTCACTCGCCCCCGCCGGTGCGGCATCCTTGGCATGGGTATTTTCATGGCACTGACTGAAAACCAAGAAAAGAGACTTGAGTATCTTAAGTCACTAAGGGGCTTGGCTGGCACCAGCCTGGATGGGCAGTCAGCATCATACGACCAGCTCCAGGTGGAAAAAGAGATCAGGGAACTTGAGCGACTATCGTCGCCGTCCAACAGGCCTCGTGTCGTCCGCTGCAACATGTCGGGGGCGTGGTAATGGGCGCAATGGCGTGGATGAAAAACAAGTTTTCCGCATCTTACGGCTACGACGCCACCGAGGATCGTGGCCGCCGTCGTCCCGTGCAAACGGTCACTTACGCGGAAGATGAGCACGCCACATCTCGCAAGCGGCGGATTCTTTCGGCGACAACCCGCGACCTCGCTCGCAATTTTGCTATTGCCGCGTGGGCGATCCGCAAGCACCTTGACTATGTTTCCGACTTTACTTTTCAGTCTAAGACGGGCGACTCTGTTTTCGACCGGCAGTTAGAAGATTGGGTCTGGCGTGCCATGCGTCCCGGCGCTTTCGATGTAGCCAAGCGGCACACGTTTAATCGTGCCGTGCGATTGGCGGAAGCGTGCCGGATTAAAGATGGTGATGTGTTCTGGCTCAAGATTGCTCCGCCTGCTGGCTCGTTTTTCCGTGGCAAGGTGCAAGCCATCGAAGGCGACCGCGTGACAATTTCCGATAATGAAATCCCAGACAACAGCGGCGGGCAGTGGGTCAACGGGGTGCGTCTGGATGAGAACGGAGCGGCAGCAGCTTATGCAATCAGCAAGCGCAGCGGCAGCAGGCTTTCGCTCGAAAGGATTGTCGGCTCGCGTTCTATCCTACATCACGCCTGTTATGAGCGTTATGACCAAGTGCGGGGCGTGTCGCCGATTGCGGCTGGGCTAAATTGGTTTCGTGATACTTATGAGGGTTTTGAGTACGCACTTGCCAAGGTCAAAGTGAGCCAACTTTTCGGGATGCAAGTCTTTCGGGACGGCACCGAAAACATGTTTGGGGCTGGTGCAGCAGAAGCCGAGACCGACCTGGATGGCGACGGCACAAATGAGGCTGGCTATAAAGTCGATTTTGGCCGCGGCCCGTTTATGCTAGACATGGACCCCGGCGACCGTGCCGAGATTCTAGAAAGCAGAACGCCAAGCGGCGAGACGGTTGACTTCCTCAAGTTAATGGTACATGTCGCGCTTAAGTCACTGGACATTCCTTATTCGTTTTTCGATGAGTCATTTACCAACTTTTATGGCTCTCGTGGCGGTTTGATTCAGTATCTCAAGAGTTGCCGCAGCAAGATCACGGACCTGCAAGAGTTCTGTGACAACTGGGCTGCGTGGCGAATCGGACTGGCCATTGAAGACGGCGAAATTCAACTCCCGGCTGGCAAAGATTTTCGCTGGCTCAATTGGGAGTTTGTCCCCGCTGGCGTCCCCTGGTGGGATCCCGTGAAGGAAGTCACCGGAAACCGTATGGCAGTTGCCAGCGGCTTTACATCGCCGCAGCGCGTTTGCCGAGAAGTCGGCACGGACCTGGAAACAAACTTGCGCGAAATCGCAGACGCCAATCGGATGGCGACCGAGCTGGGCGTGGCTTTGGATTTTGGATCGTTAGTCGTTGCGCCGGAACCAACAGAACAACCAATTACCGCAGAGGAATAAAATGGGACGCTTTCTCATCCCCGACAATTTTGTTGAGCGTGGCGATTTGAAGATTCAGGAGGATGCTGTTTACAACATCCCAATGACTTCGATCAAAGTTCACGACGCCATGATTACCAATTTGCCAGGGACGGCAGCAAACGACGACATGGGATTGATTACCGGCACGCCGGGAACGAATGCCATACGCTTGCAGGGCGTTGACTTCGGCGGCACCTCGACCGATGAAAAAGCAGGCCTGGAATTTGTTTTGCCGCCCGAGTATGTGGCTGGTGGAAGTATTACCGTTCGCGCAAACGCTCAAATGGTGACAGCCGTTTCTGATGGCACGGCTACGCTCGATTGTGAGTGCTGGAGCGACGACGGCGACGGCACGGTAAGCTCCGACCTGTGCGCCACTGCGGCGCAGTCAATCAACTCACTGACCGCAGCCAACAAAGACTTCACGATCACATCAACTGCCCTAGTCCCAGGCGACCGTCTGTTTATTCGACTGGCGTTCGCTGGTTCCGACACGGGCAACTTAGCTGTGATGATTCCCCAAATTAACGCAATCAAGATTTTGCTTGACGTGCGAGGCTAACGATGACGCATGAAACCAGAAAAGTACCGGCAGCCGCTACCCGTTGTGTTCTTGGTCCCTTTGAACTTGGCGACAACGGCGATGGTTCCAAGACAGCACCTTTCAGGATGGTGGCCCGCAGTGGCGACTCCATTGACCACTGGTATTGGGGAAAAGTCGTCCACGACTTGTCGGGAATGCAGCGGCACAAAGAGCGGTTGCCCATCGACTACATCCACGACGACGCCGAAGTGATTGGCTATGCGAACCACTTCGACATTACGAATGGTGACTTAGAAGTTTCTGGTGCCTTGGTTCCGTTTAAGGATTCCGACAGAGCGACAGAAATTATTCACAAAGCTAAGGCGGGGGTGCCTTACGAGGCATCCATTAACTTTGGCGGTGATGGGTTGAAGGTTGAAGAGTACAAGCCCGGCGAGTCGGTCAACGTCAACGGGCGAGAGTTTGCGGGGCCGGTAACTGTGATTAGAAGCTGGCCATTACGTGGTATTGCGGTTTGTCCCTATGGCGCTGATTGCAATACGTCAACGTCATTTACACAAGACACAGAGATTGAGGTGCAAATTATGGCACACGATGAATTAGCAGAAGTTGCGGAAGCGTCCGAGGTGGCAACCGTCGAAGATGCGACCGATTTGGATACGTCAGCCGAGATCGTCGAAGAAGTGGCGGTTGTTGACGCTGAACCTGTGGCGGAAGTGCAAGCCGTCGCAGAACTTGCCAAGACAGGCCAAGACTTTCTTAGCACGTTCGGTGAGCGTGGCGCGGTCTGGTTTGCCGAGGGCAAAACCTGGGAGGAAGCCCAATCGCTTTACCAGCAATCGCTAGTAAGTCGTGTGGCCGAACTGGAAAGCAAGCTGGCGGCAGTTTCTGCCAATGGTGAGCAATCCCCTGTTTCGTTTTCGAGTAGTGAGCAACCACAGAAAAAGGGTTTGGCGGGCAAGCTAAAGTTTGCCTCGCAGCCCATGAATAAGGAATAAGAACAATGGCAGAAGACCCCCTGGCCGTAGCTGATTTGATCGCTGACGCTTTCGATTTGGCTGACATCGAAGTTTCTGATTTATTGATGACATCGCCGCTGGTTTCCTTGCTTCGCATGGAACCTTCGAGCAATGGCACGACGCACAAATATACCAAGGAAACCGGCGCTCCTGTCGTTGGCTTCCGCAGTGTAAACGATGGTCGCGAAATCGATAGTTCAATTGATACTCTTGTTAGTATCGACCTGAAAGTGCTTGATTTCTCTTGGCGTGTTGACGTGGCTTTGGCCAACGCTTGGCGCAAGGGACGCGAGAACCTGATCGCTCGTGAAGGCTTGCGGCATATCAAGGCCGCATTGATGGCTTTTGAAAAGCAAGTCATCAACGGCACGACCGGTGCAAGCGATAGTGCCGGTGCGTCTGGTGCATCGGGTGGATTTACTGGCTTCCGCGATGCTTCTACGGTCAACGGGCTTTCCGATACTATGGTGGTCACTGGTGGCTCTTCTACCGCCGATGTGAACTCCAGCGTTTACGGTGTTCGGTTGGCATTCGACGGCGTGACCGGCGTGTACCGTGGCGATAGCGATGCGATTTCCTTGATGGAAACTGTCATCATGGAAACGACCGGCAGCAGCACGGGAACATACCCAGCGTACTACACGCCGGGATGTACTTGGCTTGGCCTGCAAGTTGGCTCGGCTTACGACCTGGGCCGTATCTGCAATCTCGACAACTCCAGCAACACACTGGACGACGACAAGATTGCCGACTTGCTGTCGCGGTTCCCTGTGGGCTACGCACCGACTCATTTGATTATGAGCCGTCGCAGCCACAAGCAGCTCCAGCAATCGCGGACGGCTACCAACCCGACCGGCACCCCTGCTCCATTCCCAAGTGAAGCGTTTGGCGTGCCTATCGTCGTTTCGGATGCTGTCAGCGACACGGAAGAGTTGGTGGCCTAGTGGCTAGTGCCTTAGCACAAGCGGCGGCACTCCTCAACGACACTATGCAAATAGTGGCCGGTGAAGTCGTGCATTATCGCCGAGGTGCTATGGATGTAGAGTTGTCAGTTTATCGAGGCCAGACGACAAGCGAAGATTACGGCGCTGATGGCGCGGCAATTGTAGCTCGGCTGGTCGATTGGCTGATTGCTCCTGGTGACTTGGTGATTGATGGCAAAGTAACGAAACCCGTTATCGGTGACATGGTGGTTGCCGATAACGGGGATACTTACGCGGTCAGTTATGCGGCGGGCGAAAATGTTTGGCGCTGGTCAAACCATTCGCACGCGATGATGCGAGTTCACACGGTGCAGGTAGCAGCAATTGGGGCAGGCGATGGAGAGTAGCGAAGACATCGCCGAAGGTGTGGTGGCAATGCTCAACGGTTTAACAACCAGCATAGCATTTACCGCCGAAGTGCCTTTGCTGGTGCCTGTTGTAGATCGCATGGTTGATTCCGCCACGGTACAGGTTTATCCGTTTGAGGAAACAGAAACGCCGGGCGACAGGGCAGATATGTTTTCCGCAACTCGTGTTGTGCAGATGTTGGTGCAAGCTCCGATGTCACAGACGATTACACGGAAGACGTACCTAACCTGGCTGAACGAATTGAAGGAGGGCTTTCGTGAGTTGGTGGTGAGTGGCTGGCGTTTTGGTGGCACCGAAACCGTGTCGCTTTACGACTTCGACGCCATGAAAGAAAAACAGCAGTTTATGTCACTTTTGAAGGTCACATTTTTTACGTTTAACTAGCATGGCAAACGCGGTAGCGGGACTTACTGTGAAGGTGCAAATGGATGCTGAGAAGCTTCTGCGACGCCATGCCGCCAAAGAGAAAAAGGTTTTATTCAAACAGGGTGCGTACCTCAAGACAGCCATGGGCCGCTCGATGCGATACGCCACCAAAAAGAAAAAAGCGAGTCAACCAGGACAGCCGCCACTGGCACACAAAGACAACCCAAAAGGGCCGATGCTACGCAAGCTCATCAAGTTTGAGGTGGACTTGGCGGGCAAGAGCGTGGTGTGTGGGCCAACTGCGTTTGGTCGTGGCGTTGTCCCTAAGGTGTTGAACGAAGGCGGGACAATAAAAACAAAGCCACGCAAGGCCAAGGAAGACTATCAGATTGGCGACTTTGGACCGATCCGCCGATCAGCCACATCCGCGCAATCGCGGCCCATTGTTCCCAAGGGCGAAAAGTATGTTCGCGTAGAACTCAAAACGGCGGCGATGGTGACAAGATCGCAGCGACTAGCGGTGACGTTCAATGCGATGTTGCCGCCGAGTGTTGCTGTCAGCATTAAGCCGCGACCGTTTACCGCACCGCTTATGACCGATGGCGGCGACAATTTCCGCAAGTTAATAGATTCTGTTCCGTTATAAGGAAAGCACGACATGGCTAAATCATATATCAAGGGTGCATCGTACAAACTGTACCTTAACACCGGCACTTACGCCTCGCCAACCTGGGCGGAAATTAAAGCCGTTGGCGACATCTCCGTTGATAAAGCACCTGATGATGTAGAGGTGCCAGAGCGGGGCATGGACACAGGCCACTTGCACGGCGAATCGAATCCGACATTTAGCTTTACGCTGTTTGAAGATTCTGGTGACACGAATGTTGAAACGCTGATTGCCGCCATTTATTCGGGTGCCATGAAGGAATTAGCGGTCGCCAATGGTGCCATAGCAACGACAGGCACAAAGTATCTTCGCATGGAAAGCGTGTTGATGGGTAGCCTGTCGGCGGCTCGTGCCGATGTGGCTTCTTACGAAATCACGGCAATGCGTCACGCGAACAGCGATTACGCCATGACAAGGACGACGGTGGCCTAACATGACCAAACAAGAAATTATCGAGGCGCTTGTCGCAGGCTCACGGGCCACGTCAAGCGAATACGTCAATATTAAACGCGAGCATCTTTTGATTGCATTAGATGCATTGCCTGAGAGTGAGATTGAAGATGCAAGCAACACGGAAGCCGCAGACATTCTTGGACCTCCAGAAGCGTGAGTGGCGATTGGCTCTTGATTTTATCAAGTTGCCAGCCATCCGCGATTCGACGGGAGTTGACTTTGGCCAAGTCGAGCATTTTAGCCAGTCTTGGGCGCAGCTTTATTTGGAGCAAGATAAGCTCCTGAAAATCGTCTGGCTGGTTGTATCTGGCCAAGCCGAAGCGCAGGGCATTACACAGCAGCAGTGGCTGGAGTCAATGGACGACGCGGCCCTGGGTGATGCCTACGAAGCCTTGGGGGAATCGGTAGTAAATTTTACCCGTCCCCAAAATCGGGGCATGATCGAAGCGGCAATCAACACAATCAAGAGCGGAGTGACGGCGACGATGGAGAAAGCATCGGCGGAGATCCAGAAGCAGGGCGAAAAGGCAATCGCACAGCTTATGACTATGCCGCTGAGTGCGCCGGAATTATTGGCTACTTCGACAAAGAATGGACGCTCCGCCAAGCGGCAGCGGCAGTAGAGGCACGGCAGAAAATCGAATGGGACAAGCTGGGGTGGGCGTTGTTGTGGATCGTAAACAGAATGCCGAACATGTCAAACAAACGCAGGCCACCGGTGAGAATTGCACAACTCAATCCGTTTGCCAGGGCCGAAAAACTGCGACTTTCACGCGCGGCCAAGGATGCTGCCTTCAATGCTGTCTGGGATAGTGTGGAGGAAAGTTGATGTTTGGCGGCGCAGTTGAATCTGGCAAGGCTTTCGTCAAGTTTTTTCTTGACGACAAAGAGTTTAAGAGCCAACTTAAATCTATCAGCAGCAGTCTTACCAGCGTGGGCAAGGCTGGCCTAATGGCCACAGCCCCACTGATTGCAGGCTTCGGAGCCGCCACGGCTGCGGCTGTCTCGATTGGAGATGAGCTTGGTGACATGGCGGTGCGAACGGGATTCAGCACCGACGCACTTTCTGAGCTAAAATTTGTGGCCGGTCAGACCGGCACTTCCCTCGGTACGTTCGAGCGTGGCATTCGCTCAATGCAAAAAGGGATTGTTTCCGCCAGGGGGGGCACGGGTGCCTTTAGTGACGCACTCAAGACGCTCAAGATTAACCTGCAAGACATAGCAGCGTTGCCGCCTGAAAAGCAATTCCAAGTCTTGTCGGTGGCGATTTCAAATATCGCGGACCCAACATTGCGGGCTGCTGTGGCTATGCAGGTTTTCGGCAAGAGCGGTGCCGAAATGTTGCCGATGCTCGTGGCTGGCGAACGCGGCATTGAAGCTCTGCGAGTCAAGGCTAAGGAACTCAATGTTGTCTTGAGTGATGAGACAATCGCTGCTGCGCAAAAGTTTGATGATGCCATGAACGCATCACAGCAGCAAATTGGCGCATTGGGTGCGGCCATCGGCGGAGCACTGGCGGGACCGCTGGCGGACTTTATTAGTTGGACCCAAGGTGTAGTGGCGGTGCTGATTGAGTTTGTCAATCAAAACCAAAACCTTGTCCGCACTGTTGCTGCCGTGGTTGGTGTGATTTCCGTGGCAAGCACGACATTCATTGCACTCGGTCAAGTTGTGACTGGCGTAGAAAAAACAATCATGGCCGTTGTTGCTATCAAGAAGGTCTGGCTGAGTTGGACAATTGCGCTCAAGTCGGCTATCTGGTCGTTGTCGATGGCAAGTGCAACATTTGGCAAAGTCATCACGTTAATTACGCGGCACCCAATTCTAGCTTTTTTCTCATTGCTTGCTGCTGGACTGGTGGCGTTGGCTGCCTACTTTAACTGGACTGCCGACTCTGCTGACAATATGTCTGAGAGCATTGACAACGCTTTAGATAAAATGCCAGAAACCGACCAGCAGCAAGGTCAATTGCAGTTAGAAGCCTCAAGGATTGGCGCACAAATTGAGGCATCTGTGTCGCAGCAGAATGCACCGGGAGCCGCTGCGGCAGTGGGTGCCACTTCGATTGCTACGGCAGATTTGAGTGTTGTCGAAAAATGGACCGAGGCGACAGCCAAGGGGATTGGCGAACTCGTGAATATCGCACGCCGTCCAGGCGGTCTACTGATTGGGGCTGGCTGATATGGCACTAAAAACTAAACGCGGCAGAGCGGGCGGCTCGGCGGAGTCGCCGCAACTGGACATCGTTGTGTATGACGATGCCGACGCAGCGATTGATTATGCAACGGCACTAAACGCTGCTATCGACGCGGCCCCCATTTCGCTAATGGGGATTCCCATTGGCTCTGTGCAAAACGTCGAAGAGTTTAGTGACTCTAAGTATCGCTTCACTGTTGGCTATTCAGCCTTGCCGACGCCTAGCACGCTGTCGCGCCCTGAGCCGCCAGAGATAAACACGGTTTTGCGGACGGCAAATTACAACGCCAAGTCGAAAAAGTTATTTAACTTCCTGGAGCCAATAGGCGTTTATGGCCCGACTGGCGACGTAACAGCCGACTACTCTCAGACTAAATGGAAGATTGATTCACAGGCGGCAGACGCTTTCAGTTATGCAATCTCGCCCGGCACAATGTTTGACCCTTTGCCGGAAACAGACACCCTGGCTTTCTTCGCACCCAATGATTTTGTTGACGATGCCTACTTTAATTCTATCCGCTCAATCATGGGGCATTTTAACAATGCACTCTGGCGTGATTGCACGCAGGGATCGTCGCAGCTTGTGCGATTTAGCGCTAACCCACGTAGTGCGGAAGACTGGGAGCTGTCTTTTGGGTTTGGGTATCAGGAAGAGCAATCGACCATCGACATTGGCGGCGATATCACAATACCGACTTTGCGTGGCTCTTGGTATTACTGGGTCCGCGATAGCCTGGAACTAAACAAT